GTCCTGCCGCCTGTTCTTCGTCGACGACAAGGGCTTCTGCCTGTCGAAGAACTTCTCCAGCAAATACGGCAAGGCCCTCGCCATGCTCGTCGGCAAGTTCTCCGGCAAGTTCACCAACGAGATCAGGCTCGACGCGACCCCTGCGGAGTACCTGGAGTACCTGTCCCCCGCCTGCGGCCAGACCCTGCTCGTCGGCGTTGAGGTCGAGCCGAACGGCGAGTGGCAGGGCAAATCCCAATACAAATACAAGCTCTCGTATCCCCGCGGCTCCCAGAAGCCGACCGCCCCCGAAGAGCCGCTGCCCCCCGAAGGCGTCCCCTTCTAATCCCGTGACCGAAGCACCCACGCCGATGTCCGCCCCGACGCTCGTCCTGATCGCAGGGTACGCCAGGGCGGGCAAGGACACGCTCGCCTCCGGCATCCTCGAGTGGTCCCAGCGGCCCGCCGAGCACATCAACTTCGCCGACGCCCTCAAGGAGGCCGCGAACCACTACATGGATTACCTCGGCCTTGATGGGGACTTCTTCAAAGAGGACTTTAAGGTGGATAACCGCGACTTCCTTGTCCACGCGGGCAAGTTCGCACGGCGCTTAGATCGGGACGTCTTCGCCCGCCACTTCGCCAACTGGTGCCCGGTGATGAAGCATCACGACCAACCTTCCCCCGAGACGGTCGTCTGCTCCGATTGGCGCTACGTCAACGAGCTGCGCGTCTGCCAGGACATCCTCTGGGAGAAGGGCTGGAAGGTCCGCACCATCTACGTCGCCACCGCTGGGGTCGGACCGGCCAACGACGAAGAGCTGGACAGCATCGCCGAGATACGCGCCTCCCACCTCTTCGACCAGGAGTATATCTTCAGGCCGTCCTCGCGTAACGCGATCATGACCGAAGGCCGCAACCTCGCCCGCTTATGGAAACTATGAACCCTGACACGCTGCGCTGGGCGAACAAGGTCGGCCTATCTCCCGACCGAGTGGCTTTCCTGCTGGCCTGCCCGAAGTATACCCGCACCGGACGCAACGACCGCCCCGCCTTCATCAAGACTGAGAACCCGAACCACCACCTTCAGAAACTCGGTGACTGCTACTGGTTCCGCCTGCGTCGCCGCGGCAAGGACATCGTCGAGAACATTGCCAGCGACCTCGAGACCGCCCGCAAGCGCCGTGACGAGATGCTCGCGGCCTTCGATGCCGGCAAGCCCATCCCTTACATCAACGTCCGCTAATGAGCACCCCTACCCGCTTCGTCGCCTTCGGTGATAACCACGGCGACATGGCCGACGACAACGCCGTCGAGGCCCTCGTCGAGTTCATCAAGGACTACAAGCCGACCGTGCGCGTCCACCTCGGCGACTGCTTCGACTTCCGATCCCTGCGCCGTGGGGCTGGACAGGATGCCGAAGGCGCCGAGTCCCTCATCTCCGACATCGAGGCTGGTGAAGCCTTCCTCGAGCGCACCAAGCCCACCGTCTACCTGATGGGCAATCACGAGCACCGCGCCCAAGCCCTCCAGCATACCTCCGGCTCCGCCCTGGTGCGCGACTACTGCGCCGACCTTGAGGCCCGCATCAAGACCGCCGCGAAGAGCTGCGGAGCCAAGACCATCCTCCCCTACCATGCCGAGAAGGGCGTCTATCGCCTCGGTCAGGTCGCCTTCATCCATGGTTACGCCCACGGCCTGAACGCCACCGCGGAACAGGGCAAGCACTACGCCGACCGCGGAGGCGCTCTGATCCACGGACACACGCACACGCTCGCTCAGGTCAACTTGACCAAGGCCGAAGGAGGCGCCGCTTTCTCCGCTGGCTGTCTCTGCCAGAAAGACGCCATGGCCTACGCGTCGCACAGACTGGCGACAAGCCGTTGGGGGTCAGGATTTGCGGCCGGGTGGGTGGATGGCAAGGACTGGAAGGTCTGGCTCGTCCACCGCGTCGGCTCCCGCTGGGTCTGGACAACTGACCTTAAGGTCTTCACCCCGAAGGCCCGATGAAGCGCTTCGACGCCCACGCCCTCGTCGCCGCCATCAACGCCGACGACACTCCCGAAGGCTGGCACAAGACCACGGAGGTCGTCCGCCTCCTAGGCTATACGACCCGGGCCGGTGTCTCTCTGCCGCTCGCCCGCATCGTCAAGGCAGGCTACGCCGAGCAGAAGACCATCCGCCGAGGCCGCTTCATCTATCGCTTGTCGCCCAGGTTCAAGACTTGGGCCGCCGCCAAGGCCGCAGCTGAAGCCCTCGAGAAGTTCAAGGCACCCAAGGGATGGGTCACCCTCTCCGAGTATGCCCACAAGCACCGGCGCACCGTCCGCGGCGTGCAATACCGCATCGACGGCATGGCCCTCCCTGTCCGCATCCTCCGCAACCCGCGGAGCGTCCCTTACTACCGCAAGGCCGACCTAGACCGCGTCCTACGCAAAGCATCTTGACCGCGGGCACCCACGCCCACAAACCCCAACCCCTCTCTTCCATGATCCCGCCGAATAACGTCGCCGCGGAACGCCACCTCCTCGGCGTCCTCCTACGCGAAGCCTTCCCATTACCGGGCGACCTTCAGCCCTCCGACTTCTTTGAGCCCGCCCATCAAGACATCGCCGCCGCCATGCTTTCGCTGGCAGTCGATGGTGTCGCCCCTGATGAGCTGACGGTCAGCCAGCGCCTACGACAGGTTAACAGCCCGGTCACCGAGGCCACCGTCTCGCTCCTGGTCAGCGACGCAGGCCAATCGACATATCGCCCCGAACACGCCGACATGATCGCGGACGCGGCCATCCTCCGCCGTGCCCTCGTCGCCGCCGAACAGGCCACCGACCCCGACACCCTGCTCGACCATTATGCCACCATCGCCGAATCCCGCAAGGGGCGGAAGGCCAAGCACGGCCCCCAGCGCATGGACTTCGACGCGCTGCTCTCCTTCGAGCGTAAGGAAGACCCCTCCTGCATCCTCGGCAATCACCGCTGGCTCTGCAAGGGCGGCTCACTCCTGATCGTCGGCCAGTCTGGCACAGGCAAGTCGTCCCTGATGATGCAGGCCGCCGTCCATTGGTGCATCGGCAAGGACTTCTTCGGCATCAAGCCTGCCAAGCCCTTACGGGCCATCGTGCTTCAGGCTGAGAATGACGCGGGGGACATCTCCGAGGCCTTGCAGGACGTCATCGCCGGGGCATACCTCGACAGTAACGAACGCTCTCAGCTGCGGGAACACCTCGCCATCTTCCGCGACACCGTGAGCACCGGCACGACCTTCACCTCGGCCCTGCGTGACCTCATCATCGAGCACAAGGCCGACATCGTCTTCGTCGACCCTCTCCTGTCCTTCGCGGGCATCGACGTCTCCGATCAGGAGCAGGCGTCCAAGTTCCTACGCCATGACCTCGCTCCCATCCTGCTCGAGACAGGCGCCGTCCTCGTGGCCATGCACCACACCGGGAAGCCCAAGGCCGCCTCCGACAAGGAAGGCCACACGGTCGCCGACCTAGCCTACGCTGGCCTAGGGTCCTCGGAGTTCACCAACTGGTTCCGCGAGGTCGCCGTCCTCTTCCGATGCCAGGGCGAAGAGCCGATTTACAAGTTCGGCCTGACCAAGCGCCGTGGCCGCGCCGGCCTCAAGGACCACGCAAACCAGTTCAAGGGCGAGATTTACATCCGCCACGCCGCCGAGAAGGGGGTCATCCGCTGGGAATATAGCCAGCCCCCCTCCGAAAGCCCACCCGACAACGCCCCAAGGCATAGCGATTCCAGCCCCGCCAAGGGGTCGCCAAGGCGTTTTAAGGTCAACTGAGGGTCAACACCCCGACCCCCACCCTTAAGCCAATGTCAAATCCCTTCTCAACTTCCAACTCAACTTCCGTCCCATGTACTTCGTACAAGGGTGACTCTAGTCTCACCCCTTGTCGCTTACGCTCGGGGTTCGACCGAGTCTCTGGCGAGGAGGCAAGTTCTACGCGATGACCAAACCTAACCGTACCACCGCGCGGAGAGGCTGGGTTCTCCGTAAGCTCGCTCTGACCCGGTACCGCCAGAAATCCTGGAGAGATCAGCCTGAGAGGATGGAGCATATCCGGCAGCAGGCCACCGAGGCCGCAAAGGCAGTCAAGGAAAGGAAAGACATGGAGCTCAGGGAAGTCATCAGCACATGGCCGGCCAAGATGACGTCAGCGGAACTCAAGGACATCGTCGAGCAGACCCTGGACTACTCGGGCAAGTACTCATCACTGACCTATCGCTTCACCCGCAAGGCTATGCTACGGTTCGACATGGACGGATACTGGCATAACCTTTGCCACTTGCCCCGCAGTCAAGATGGTTGACGCTGTCGTGCGTGACACGCGCTAGGCTCAACGACCTGACGGCTCCGGCTAAGGAGGCCAAGTCGTTTGACGCTTGGTTCTTTGCCCAGCCGAAGAAGGTCCAGGAGAAGATGCGAGAGAACGGCGTG